TTGGCGAATGAACAGAGGAACAGGAAGTTCGGCGTCGATCCGAAAACCGGCGAGCTGATGCTCGGCACCTGGCGCATTCCGCTGCCCCGCTCGCGGATCGGCCGCATCATCCTTGGCAGTGTCCTGATCGTCGCAGGGATTTTGGGATTCCTTCCCATCCTCGGCTTCTGGATGCTGCCGCTCGGCTTCCTCGTAATCTCGCAGGAGCTTCCCGTCGCTCGCCGGATGCGCCGGCGAATCGCACTCTGGTGGGCAAGGCGCCGCCAGCGCAAAGCCGACCGGCAAGCTGACGGCAAGTCCTAACCTGGCAAGACGCCTCAGCCCATCAGCCCCACAAGTCCTTGGCCGGCGCTGAACGCCATGTAGGCGAGTATGGCGAAGTAGATCCCGGTGATCAGGATAAAAAGATATCCGCCGAGGACGATCAGTCCGTCTCGCTGGATCATGCCCGTGGATAGAAGCAGGATGGCGATACCGGGCAGGGTATTGGAGAACGGTACGAGGCCCAGCGGAAACATCAGGAGCACGCCGGCGGCGGCGATCGCTACCCCGTTCACGCGATTCGTGACGGCTCCGTTGGTAAGCCCGGAAAGGCGCGGTTTCAGGTATCGGTCGAGTCGGGAAACGATCCCGAGACCCTTTTCCAGAGCCGGCACCAGTTTGTCGGTATCGAGTTTGCGGTCGAGGATTCGCCGCGGAAGCCAGGGCAGCCGGTTCAGCGTGATCGCGATGCTGATCAGGATGATGGCCGCGCCGAAGACGGTGCTGACGCCCGGGATCGAAACCGGAATGAGAAAGGGCAGGGAGGCCACTGCGCAAATCAGCAGCAAGCCTTGCTCGCCCACGGCTTCCATCAGGTCTCTCAAGGTGACCGACTGGCCTTTTATGCCGTCGATCAATCGTCGCAGCGTGCCGCTTAGCGAGGAGGAGGTATCCTGGAATTCAAAGGCGTTGTTCAAATGGTCGCTCCGCATTTGCTGCTGTCCGACCACAGGAATGAGGAATTCCCGAGGCAGCATGACGGTTCAACCGCTGCGTCGCATCAGCTTGGCATGCGGCATCGAACGGATGCTTAACAGCATTCTGCGGAGGTGCAAAGGATAGCGTGGCGCTCCAGCGAGGCGCGAGGTCCGGTAGTGCCCGTTTATAGAAGCCCTATTTGGGCTGCATCCAGTGGTCGTATGCGCCACAGGCAAGCACAAGGAGCAGAATTCCCAAAACTACAGGATTCAATGCAGTGAAAAATTCCATGTATTCGTGCATGACGGCCTCCTCCAGACCTTCACGAGACGCTGCGTGGCGTCTCCCTTCGCCTACAACGTTGCGATCCTATCACAGTTCCGTCACATTCGCCACACAACGCCGCATGCTTCGCCCTCGCTGCTAGCGCAGCAGCAAGCGAATCACTAGATTTTCCGCTGTAGGACGAGGGCGGAAATGAAGTTCAGAGTAATTCAAGGCGGGCTTGCCGAAGAAGCGCCCGGCCGGCGCGAGATCGATTCGGCACCCAACGCAGACGATGTACGTCGTGAGGCTGAACGTCGAATCGCTGAGACGGGATATGAGAGATGGCGCAATCGCGCTGTCGTGACAGGCGCGCCTATACCGCGTGAGATCCAGTATCTCGTCATGCAGATCGGGTATGTGGCCGAAGCGATTTCTAGGTTGGCCCGCATTCCTGCCGACTATAGGTCGGACGCCTACTGGCCCACGGTCTATTCCACTTGGATAGAAGCCCGCGCGCCGGCAGGGTGAGCGGGCCTCCGAGCTTCAGCTCAGCATCCGCGCTTCGATGCTTGCCTGAATGAAGGTCTGACGCACCCTTTCAAGCGGCAAGCGCCTCTGCAGGGAAGCTGCGCACTCTTTCAGAGCCTTGATGTAATAGGTGCCTTCGCGCACTGGCCAGCGATAGTTCAGGTAATCGAGCGCTTCTTTCGGTCCGCGGATTCTCTCCGGAAATCCATAGCCTACCCGGACCTCCACCGGCGTGCTCCAGTAGATGTCAGAGCGGGCTTCTGCGATCTCTTTCATATTCATACCCCATATTGCGGGGGCAACAACATTCGAGAAGGCGTTTGGTTCCGTCTTCGTTTCGGAATGCGCTCTCAGGTACGGACATGAGCATCACCGAAATACCGACCTGCCATTTGGTTGCCGGTCGCTTGGCGAAATGTTTGGCGGGAACTCCGTCAGATGCTCATCGGGTGCGCCGATCAGCGCCCCGATCGGGCGCCGAAAGCAGCGCACGAATGGCTGATAGGTCGGTTTTTCCATTGAAGAGATGGAGGCCTCGCCGAGAATCGAACTCGGGTGCAAGGATTTGCAGGCTTCTCCCGGTCTTTGATGTTAAACGGCTTTTCGCCTTCGTGTCGCAGCCATGTCGCAATCAGCTGAGCAGAATGTTCGCTGCTTGTGCCAGTTCTGTGCCGTCATCTGCACGCGGGAAGAGGTGTCCGTAGGTGTCCATGGTGATCACGATCGAGCTGTGCCCCATCCGCTCCTGCACCATCTTCGCCGGCAGCCCGAGACCACCATCCTCTTTCCGATTGATCAGCCAGCTTGCATAAAAATGCCGAAGCGCATGCAGGCCAGTGTACTTGGCCTTGAGGATCGGCTGGCCTTCTTCATCCTTTCCTGCAGCGACTGTGACACCAGCTCGCACCATCGCCGGGATGAGGCCTTTATTGACGATGTTCGTATGTGACCGGGGCTCGCCGTCAGGGTTGCCAAAGACAAGCTCTGTGCCGTGGGGCTGCTTCAGTTTGTGCGCCTTCAATGCGGTGGTGACCAACGGCGGCACCGGGATCGTTCGAACTCCTGCCTCCGACTTCGTGGGGCCGATTTCCTTGTACTGGTCGGCGCGCTGGTTGACGTTGATCTCGCTGCGCTTGAAATTCACGTCCTGCCAGCGCAATCCCCGCAGTTCTGAGGAACGCATGCCGGTGAAAACTGCCGTGACCAGCAGCGGGCGCCAGTGATCGTCCAGAGCGGTTACGAGCGCCTTGATCTCCTCGCGGGTAGGAATATCGACGCCGACCTCAAGCTTGCCTTTCTGGCGCTTCTCCTGGCGCCTGTCGCGTCCCTTACGGCTGCTCCGGATGTCTCGCACGGGATTGCGCATGCACAAGCCACGCTCCGCGGCATCGGAAAGGATCGAGCCGAGCGAGGTAAGCACCTTCTTCACCATTGCCGGCGATCGGCCTTCCTTCCGCAGCGTATCCTCGAAGTCGCGCACGGCCGGCACTGTGAGCTTCGATAGAAGCACCTGGCCGATGAGCGGGACGATGTGGTGCTCGAGGTGCGACTTGCGCTGATTGATTGTGGAGCGCTCAAGCCCGCCACTTTCCCCCGATGTTATCCACAGGCTGGCAGCTTTATCCACAGTGACCGAAGCACTGTCCGCGACGTGGACGCCTTCCCTGACCTCCACTGAGGCCGTAGCGGCGAACCTGTCGGCGTCCTTCTTCAACTTGAAGGTCTTCAGCCGGCGCTTGCCCGTGGTGTCGAAGTAGTCGACCACCCAAGCCTGCCTTGCCTCACCCTTCGGCGTCGTCCATTCACGCTTGCGGACGCTCATGGTTCAACCTCATCAAAAAGGGATATCGTCATCCAGATCACGTGAGAACGTCGGCGCTTTCGGTTCTGGCTTGCTGTCCGATACTTTATCTGGGATCGGCCACGCCGGCGCCTTCAGCTTTGCAGCTCGCAACGCTTCCTGCATTGCCTTTCCCGCAGCAAAATAATCCTCCAACTTCTTATCGTCATGAATCGCAACGAACTCATCGATACGAGGCCAAAGGACGTCCACGAAGTAGTTGAGGAATACAATTCGTCTGGGACTTGACCAGAAGAAGGGCCAATGTTCTCTGCAGAACGCGTAGCGGCGTTCATCTTCGTAAGTGGGATAGAAGTCACTGCGGCTGGCGATCTGTAGGTATCTCACTCCCTCGCTCACATCCCAGAAATCCTGCCATGTCAGATTCGCGCCGGTCTCGCGATCTAGAACCGTTTCTCCAGATGCGGAATTAACAATTGCACGCTCGACGACCGTTGTGATGGTCTGACCTTTCAGCTTCGACACGTATTCGAGGATGAACCTCGTCTTGGGGTCGAGCCGAATGGTGAGCGTTTCCGATTTGCCAGACTTTGTCGCTTCACGCGCCATTTATGATCACTCCGTTTCCCCGCAAATACACGTAATGCTGGACGAGTGCAATTAGCGCTTGACTAGTTCAGAAACGTGCTTAATTCTTCGTGTACTGCTTGAGTAGTGCAAAGGAGCATCGTTAATGACGAACGTTACGGAAACGCAGAAGCCCATAACCCTTGTCTGGGGAGCGGCCGAGATAGCTAAACTGATCGGACGATCGCGCAGGTCGACTTTCGACATGCTGGAGAAGGGCCAGCTGCCGGCCAAGAAGGTGAACGGCCGCTGGGTAATCGAGCGAAACAAGCTCATCGCCTTCTTCATGGAGGCAGCATGAACGCGGCATTCCAAACGAGAAAGGCTCGGCAACCGCGCCAACGGTCCCGAGCCATGGTTCAAACAATCCCTGCAAAGGAAATGAAAATGAACAATGACACCGATAACACTTTCGCGAAATCAAATCCAGTGTTGAGCAGGCGGAGAGCGCTTAGCCTTCTCGCTGCCGCCTCGGCTGGATCGATATCGGCCTCCGCCGCTCCGGCAGCGATTGCGGCTTCCGATCCTTCACCTCGTTCAGGGAGCGCTATCGAGGAAAATCCAGAGTTGCTCGAAGTATACGAACGCTTCCTCACCGCGCTTGACCAAGAGAAGGAGGCGCGCGATGCCGTTGAATGGATCGCAGATGAGTGGCGGCATTTATGGCCGCTCGCGCCGGAGGAAATCCTGGACAGCGCCAATGCTCATCTCTCGGGTCGCGGCGGAAATAATCCGGAAGTCGATATAGCTGGCCGCTGTGTGATGAGAAACACCGCCGACTTGACGAAACGATTTTCCGCGAAGTTCAGCCGGCTGGACGAAAAAACCTGTTTCAACATCTTTAGCTCGGAACGAGCTCGGGGCGTCATCGCCCTCTGGGAGAACCACACTCCGAAAGGACGAACCGAGAAGGCACTGGCTCGCAATCGCGCTGATAAAGAATACGTCATCAAGGAATATCGACGGAAGTTCACTCTGGCCCAGAAATACGAAGCCGACACTGCGAGCATCCGCGCGGCCTCTGGGATGGACAAGGCAAAAGCGAAACTAGCTGACGCTATCTCGGACGTAGCTGCAGCTCGTGCAGAAATCTCGAACATCCCTGCATTCACTACGCTTGGGATCCGCATCAAGGCAGCAGCTCTCGCGTCTACGGGGCTATTCGGCGCGGACTGGTCTGCCCTTGGTGGCCCGTTAGGTGAAATGGCTCGCCTGTTAAAGTCCGTCCTTGAGGTGACACGATCGGAAACGCGGTCGTACGTCGGGCAGGAGGAGCGGGCATGATCCAGACCTCTTCTATTCCACTTTGGCGTGGCCTGCCTGCGCCGACTAACCGAAAGTCAATCGAAAACGAGATCGAGCGTCTGATTGCGCTTCTGGATGCCGTCGATGGCGATTGCGACCTTGAGGACGACGGAGACGATGAACCGTCCATCGGAAGCACGCCAATTTGCGTGCGCGGGGCAATTCAGCACGACTTGGAGCTCGAAACATCCGACTACGAGCCGAACGGCGATGAAGACGAGCCCGAGCTAGGCTGGGGCAACCCGTTGGGCCTCCGTGTGCACGTTCCTGATGAGCTGAAAGAACTGCGCGAGGAGGGCTACCTTGCATGAGGCTTCTCCTCGCTATCACAGCCCGGTGGCTTTTCTGGACCGCGAACCGCTTCGCAGATGCCGGCGAATATCTCCTGAACCAGGCGGAACGGAGGAGCGTCAATGACCACAAAGACTGAAGAAGCCGCCATCTGGGTCTCGGAGCAGAATGAAATCCCGCAGCAGGTCATCCACCTGTTGCGGGAGAAATTCGGGATCACCGCCGTTCAGGCTGCCCAAGCTCTCACCCTTGCCCGCCAGTACAAGACCAACCGGAGGGCCTTCGGTTGACCGAGTACATCAGCGAACACGGCGAAATCTTTGAAGACAGCCCCATCGCGGGGTTGTCGCCATACCAACTCGCATGCCGACAACTGGTGGCGTTCAAGCTCAAGACGATCGAGACAGTAGCAGCTGACCCTCGCCTTAAGGAGGGCGCCTGTACGGAGGCGATGATCGTCTACCTGTCGTTCCTCGGTGTGGACAAGGAAACTCTGAAGCCGAAGCCCGTCTATGCCTCAACCATAAAACTGATGGCGAGGGGCAAGATGAAGTCGAAAAATACGGCAAAGAAGGCCCGCCAGTTACTCTCCAAGTACCAATACCTCGTTCCCACTGGCTCGACCACGAAAGACGGCTGCCTTTGGTATCGCGTCGAGAACCCCAACGTAGAGAGAGTGAAGATGCACGTCCAGGAAGCCGAGGCATTTTACACTGAGCTTGATGCCGAACGGAGGAGAGAAGACCGGCGGAAGAGGAAGGTCAAAACGCGCGTGGTATCAGAAACTGACCCAACAGAAATCGGGCGTGGTATCAACGATTGCTCTCACGTGGCATCAGAAAATGACCCCAAATACCTTAGAGGATACCTTAGATATTCTTTCTCTGAAGGGGGAGATAATCTGAAGAGGGATGAAGATCCCAATCCATATGCCTCTGCAGCTCATGGTGATGAGGCTAACCAGCCATTCCCCATACCTGAAAGCTTTAACGAGTCCGCAGAGATGATTCACGCCATCTGTGACGGCCATGTGGTCAGCTCCACGACGCGGAACTTGCTAACGCGTTTCCTAAACACCGGCATTCTAACCCCGAGAATGGCCCAAAACCTCATACAGCCTGAGAAGGATGCGGCCCATGCAGCAGCTTGACTTGTTTCAATGGGCAGACGGTCGACGCTCAAACGTCATCATGGCGCAGTGGCGGTTCCAGGCGCGGGCGATAGCCTTCGTCAGGCAGGTCATGGCTACAAACGTGATGCCACCGCACATCGACGGGAAGATCATCACTGCGGAGTTCCGCCGCGAGAGGAGCGTCGCATGAGCAACGTTATCCAGTTCCCGCTCCAGGATGGCATCATCATCACTGAGGGCGTCGATATTCATACCGGCAGCCCGCTCTTCCTCCTGGAGTACCTGGCTAGCGGAACTCGAACAGTCGTCGGTGGATACAACTCCCTGCTTGAAGTTGCTCATACCACGATCGAATGGGAGAAAGATGGAGTTCATCTCGTCGATCCTACGCGAGGTGCAGCATGACCTCATTTACAGTTCCTACCGCTTCCCTCGAACGGCGCAGCCGAAGGAGCCGCAGAGCATGAACAGCCAGACCACAGTTTGTGTAGTCGTAAGAAGCGACGAAACGTTTTCGATGGAACGGGATACGGCGTTTGGGCTCCGCATCTCGCAAGCGATCAAGGCGCACAAAACCACACGGAAGAAGCAGCCTGTTCAAATCCGCCAAGGAAGCGGCATCGCGGCCTGGGTCATTGGTGCAGACATTGCCGAGGCGCGACAGGTCTACGTTCTGCAGGAGGGAACTGGCGAGCGCGTTACAGCCACCGAAGGCAGTAAGGCAGCTTTAGACGCGATGGTCGATGTGCTGCGTTCCCGCGGCTACACCTGCATCAAGCGAGGTGGTGCCGAATGAGCAAAACCCGCAGCAGCAGAGAAATTGCCCGCGATCTGGATCGGGCATTCGAGTTCACCCCGCTCCTGGCTGAGAAGCCTCACCTCGGCGGCGTGCGTCGTGGTTACGCTATCCTCGTAAGCGATGGTCGAGGCGGTCGGAAGCCTTGGGGTGGTCAGCTGTTTCAGGATCTGGCCGGCGCCAACATGACAGCCGCAAGATGCCTAGGCACCCAATGCGACATTGTCCCGGCCCGAGAAATCTGGCGGACCAACGGCAGCGGTCGAAACACCTCATATGTCAGGAACATCTTGGTGGACGCATGAAGCAGTCGCAGACCATACTGAACGTCACCCGGAATGACGGCGGGCAGTACGAGATCACCGACCGACGCGGAAAGCTCGTCGAGGGACCGTTTGAAACGAACGCTGCAGCCTGGCGGGCGCTTGACCGTCTGGACGGCGACAACAATGCGCCTCCTAAGCTTCTGTCGAAGAAGAAGGTGTTGTGGGGCAAGCCAGACGCTCCCAAGAAGCCAAAGGCTCGGCGAAAAGGCCGAAAGGCGGAAGCGCGTCAGGAGCAGAGGATGCGGATCAACGCAGCGAAGGCGCCAGGTTGGGTAAGGACCGTCGCGGCAATCAAGTTCGACCCCGCCGGTGAGCGCCAGTTCCGTGATCAGAGGCTCGGCACATTTGGCGCAGCCTCCGAGGTGAAGCGCATAGATCCCGCAGAATATTTAGCAGCAAAAGCGAGAGGTGAAGCTTGAGAAAACGCCTGAAGCGCCAGACCAAGCCAAAGGCACCTCGTGGGCTTCCTGAGCCAGGCCGCATGGTGCTCCCTGAGGATATGCGGGTCCCGCACAACCACGTACGACTCAAGTGCCAGCCGGAGCGCCGGCCAGCGCCAATGGTGTTATCTGGCTCACGTGTGTCTCGTTCCGAGGTGGAAGAGCGGCTGATGATAGCCATGAAGACACTGAGGGCTCTGCCAGATCGGGAGCGCCGCTTCTTCATCATGAAGTCGTCGTCGCTCGATTATGTGCAGGAATCGGTAACGGCCTATGCCTCAGTTGAGGACGTCGGGCCTCGTTTCCAGCCTTCGCCCTCGGACATCTCGGATTGTCTCCCAGCGCTCGCCTGGGTCCGTCACCTAGATCGGTCCGCGTGGCAAATCTTGTGGTGGCGGTCCTTCGATCTCTCGTTCGGCATCATCGCCAAGTACATCGGACGCAGCGACGAGACGGCGCGGAAGCGTTTCGAAACTGCCATCACCGATGCCTGGATCGCGGCGAATTCCGCCAGAGGAATATAATCCACAGTCGAGGAAAGAATTCTGCGCGTGAGGAAGAAAATCCACTTGGCAAAATTGGCAATATCGGCCATATTGCATGAAACAATCGGCGATTTGCGCATGGCGGACGCCGTCACGAACAGGTCGCCCTCCGGCGGCCTTTTTTGTTTCTGCGTCGTCAATCCGGAAAAATCGAAGCCGCCAAGCCGGTGCCCAAAGGGCAACGATGGCATCAATCAGCCACGCGCGGTATGGTCTTCTCCGCAGTTGCGGCATGTCTTCTATGGAATTAGCTGCTGTGGGGGCCATCTAAGCTTCTCCGGCTTCGCGAGAGAGCGTACGCCGTTCCGAGAATAAGCCGATGCGGCGCACCTAGGGCACTTCAAGAAACAGAATGTTGGAAGGGCATTCGCGAGCCACAGCATTCCGCCCGCGATTGCTCCGCCGATTCCATAAGCGTTCGAGAGGAATTCTATCAGATAGACGGTGGGAATAGACACGAGCAAAATCCAGCCGGTGTACATCCAAGCCTTCCGGTAGAGTGACATCCAAGGCTCCGTTACCAGTCTCAGTTCTGCAGTTGTGCCAAGTCATTCTGCGCGTCAGCGAGCTCAGCAGTCCAGCGTTCTATATCTTCAGGCGTGGCCGGGACATCAAATGCGTTGGCTGCGTAAGCGTTGAGCATAGCGCGAGCCGTCCTTATGCGTGTCTGCGCTGCATCCCGTAAGAGGGAGAGAACGTACAGGTCTTGGTCATCATCCGACATGTGTAGAAATGTACCATTCCATAGGGTCAACGCCTCGCCTGTAGGCCAGTCCCGCTTTTGCCAAGGTCTGTTTCAGGTCGATCGGGCAAAGACAGAGGTCCAATCGACGCCAGTGCTCGCCAGCAGGCCATATGGAGAAGGGGTTGTGGTCCTGCCACACAAGATTCTCGGGCCCAACGAGTTCGGAGAGTTCGCCAGGAGTCTCATAAGCCCGCTCCCCGTCGATTACCACGTTACACATCGCACTCCGCAAGGTTAACCCATGCCAGTCCCGCCCAGGACTGCAGGAGCACATTCATGGCCGAAGTTCAGATCGACGGCAAGGAGCTGATGCAGCAGATCACCATCTCGCTGCGTATGCCGCCGGCCTTTGGCTTCCGCATGTGGCTGACGGCCCGCATCCTTGCGCTCGCCGGCATAGTGAGCCCGGTGCAGATCGAGGCGGAAATCCATGATTAAGCTCTTCGGCTTCCTGTTCTTCCTCGTCGACGTGTTCTTCGAGAAGGCATTTGCTATAGCCGCAGCGCTGCATGATCGCGGTCAAGCGCGGAAAGACGAACAGCGCCGCCGCCGGCTCTTGTCCCTCGATGCTGGCGAAGTGCGCAAGGATGGCGACCTAAGTTCCATCATCCTCGCTCGACAGGTCGAGGTGGCGAAAGGCGGTCACCTGCAGGAAGGCATGGTGCGCAAAGGCGGAATCAATCCGTGGCCGAGCAGGGTCATCACCAGGCCGGGGTCGCCGGGGCCCATGAAGCGTTATGTTTAGACCAAACCTGCGCGTGCTACTCCCGCCAATGCAATCCTCTGTAGCGCCAGAGGCATTTGGCCTTCGCTTCGATTTGTTCAGCAGAACGATGCGGGAACCGCTTGGCAAGAGAAGCCGAAATTACTTTCAAGTCGGCAAGTTTTTCGCGGTTTTCGCTTGCAGCTTCAGAGAGCGCAGTCAGTTGAGAAAGTAGATCCTGATCCCGATCCTTGTCCATGTCTGCCCAGCCGTAGTCCTTCTTATAAGCCGTGCGATCTAGTGCGATGTAATTAATTGTCACATCACAAGATGTTTAACGGCAAACGTGCACAGCATAGGGCGCTCTACAATCACCCGTCCTGGCAGCCTCTCAGGCGTCGTGTCTTCCTGAGGGACAACTACACTTGCCAATGGCCCGGATGCGGCAAGCTGCTGGTGGGGAAGGGACAGGCACACAGCGCCCCAGTGGCCCACCACAAGCGCGACCATAAGGGCGACCTCAAGCTCTTCCTCGACGAAGAGAACCTCATGACAGTCTGCAAGGAATGCCATGACAGGGATGCCCAGAAGGCAACACACCGCGGGTTCGTGACAGGCCACGACGAAGACGGCCGGCCGCTGGACCCGAACCACCCATGGAACAGGAGGCGATTATGAACGAGGAGCTTGAACTGGCCCTTGCTTACTGGCGCACCATGGCGCCGCAGCCCAAGGCTATTGTCTACGCCAATGCCATCGAGGCACAGCTGCAGGGTATCGAGACCAAGGTGATGGTGGTCGACCACGAGCTGACCAATGCCATCACACGCGGTGCATCCATCGCCAGGAGCAGGGGCTTGATAGTCTCGCTCGTTCAGTTCGAGGAAAAGGTGGAAGTCAAATCCGACGCCACTACCCGAGTCGACGGACGCAAGGCAAAGCACAAGCGGAAGGGCCTAACCTGATACTCAGCACATCGTTTTGTGTTCGTTGAGCAGGGTTGCTTTCTAGGAAGCTGGACATCTATTGCTATTTGCCGACCACAGGAGACTTAGATGGAGCCTGCCGAAATACTGAAGACTCTCGTTGAACTGCCCTGGGCGTCATTGCTTACGCTTGCCTGCGGCTACACCGGCTACTTCGTTGCCCACGTCGGGGTTAGGAGCCATCATCGCACGGTCGATGTTGTATTTGCTACATTCGTTTTCGGATTTCTCGCAGCGTTCGTTTACCAAGTCTTTTTGAGGTTGGAGTGGACTGTCCTTCCTGCGTCTGCTGCTGCATTCGTCGCAGCAATAGTTTTGGGCGGGATATGGAATGCTGCAGGACGGAGTTGGTTCTACGGTGCCCTGCGCCACACGGGCACAACTGACAACGATGATCTGCCGTCTGCTTGGGCAGCGCTATTCGCTGAACGGGGGACAACAGTGTCCCAGGTCACTGTAAAGCTAGTCGATGGGACATGGCTGAAGTGTGATCGCGTCGCTCAATTCGAGATGAGTCCGAACGGGCCGTTGGTGTTTGGCGGGCAGGGCGACCTATTGATGTATGTAACACATCAACAGGGGCCGAATGACGACGCTTTCGAACCCTGCGTGGATGTAACGAACGCAGATTGGGGAGATGAGATCACCTACATCCCAAAGGAGCAGATCGTCAGAGTTGATATCCGCAAGAAGCTTCGGTGATTACTTCTTCCTTGGTGCAGGGGGCGGTGTGTGCCCTTGGTTGGTCGTTGGTTTGGAGTTGGCCTGCCCAGGTCCTCTTGTAGGTGTAGGAACGTAGTTCTTTTGTACCGTCGCGGGGCTTGGTGGTGCAGATTTTTTGTCGCTCATATGGTCGTCCTCCTAAAGTAGCCGAGTGAAGCATGGCGATCTACTAAGAGTCGAGTCTGATCTGCCGGCTAGGATACCTGTCGAGGGATAGAGGTTGTGGGAGACCACCCCGGCGAATCTTAAAGACCCCCTCATGGGCCCAAACCCGAGCGCCCCCAACATTTTCACTCAGATCAGTCCTGAAGGGCGGGTAGGGGTTCCATGACCACCGTAAAGGCTACGCAGCCCCGCTACAGCCAGATATTCCGCGGCAATCCTGAACGCGCGGAGCTGGCTTGCCTCTACTGGAAAGAGACAATCTCCGCACTCAAGCTGGCCGGCAATCTCACGGTTGCGAACCTCGCCCGAGCTGATCGGTATGTGCGGGCGAAGGTCGAATATGAGTGCCTTTATCCGGACGCGGCGGAGGAGGGACCGGTGAAGGCTGGGCCGAACGGCGGGGATGTCTTCAACTTCACCTGGTCGGCCTGCGAGAAGCTCAATGACCGGCTCCTGAAACTCGAGAAAGCGATGTTTGGCGAGGCGACGGCCAGTGTCCCAAAAGAAAAGCCGAAAGCCGGCAGCGCGCCAAGCGACGAGTTCCTTGGATCCCACAACGGAGTACGCCAGTAAGGTCGTCGCAGGACAGATTATCGCCGGCCGGTTTGTCAGGGCTTCGTGCAAGCGCCACCTCGAGGATCTGAAAAGCGGTGCCAAGCGCGGCCTGAGGTTCGATACAGAAGAGGCCGCGAGGGCATTCCGTTTCTTCCCAGCCATGTTCACAGTCACAGCCGGCGCCAAGGCCGGGCAGCCGTTCCACCTTCTGGAGTGGATGACCTTTGTCGTCGGCAGCCTTTTTGGATGGCGGAACCCGGACGGGACGCGGCGCTTCCGACATGCATGGATCGAAACAGGGAAGGGGCAGGCCAAGTCACCGCTGATGGGCGCGATTGGCGTCTACATGATCGGCTTTTGCGGTGTTCAACGTGCCGAGGCTTACGCGATCGCGAACGACCGCGACCAGGCCAAGGTGCTGTTCTCCGACGCCGTGGCGCTTTGCAGGGCCGAGATACCGGGGCGGGATGGCGCAACTCTGGAGAGCCTCGGCAAGGTCATCATCCGTGGTGTTGGTGACAATGCCTGGAAGATCGAGGTTCCGGAAAGCGGTTCAAAGTTTCTGCCGGTTGCGTCAGGCGACAGTATCTCCGGGCCGAAGCCGATTGCGGTCTTAGGCGACGAAATCCATGAGATGAGGTCCGACAAGGGCATCCAGTTGTGGAAGGCCGCTATCGACAAGATGCCGGGTGACCCTCTGATGATCCTCGGCACCAATACGCCGGCCTCTGATCAGGCGGTGGCGACCGATCTTTCGGAGTTCTACCAGCGGGTGGCAGAAGGGCTGATCGAGGATGACAGCGCGTTCTCCTACATCGCGCGTGTGGATGAGACGGACGACCCGTTCAACGACGAAACCTGCTGGGTGAAGGCGCTTCCGGCACTCGGCGTGACCTATCCGATCGAGAACGTGCGGCGCCGTGTGGAGACAGCCAAGCATATCTCCTCGGAGCGGCTGGCAACGGAGCGCCTCTACTTCGGCAAGCCGGTGGGGTCTTCCGGATTCTGGCTTGAGGATGAGGCTGCATGGAGGGCGGTGCAAGCACCTGTTTTGGAGGGAAATCTCACCGGTTTGGCCTGCTTCCTCGCACTCGATCTGTCCAAAAAGAACGATTTGACCGCGCTTTCAGCCTGCTGGCGCGACAGGAACGACAATCTGACAGCAAAGACCTGGTACTGGACGACCCGCGGCGGTCTCGCCAGGCGCGAAGCGGATGATCGAACGCCCTACTCGGCCTATGCTGATCAAGGATATCTGACGATCTGCGACGGTGAGGTGATCGACTATACATTCGTCGCCCAACGGGTCGCGGAGCTCGGCGCCAGCCAGAAAGTCGACAGCCTGACGGTGGACCCAGCGTATGTGTCGGACTTCATCGCGGCCTGCGATCAGATCGGGCTTCAGGTCTGGCGGTACATGGGTCCGAAGGAGCCTGCCGGCGTCGGATTGAAGATCGTCACCCATGCGCAGGGAACCCGCATCGCCTTCGAGGACCGGCAGCTTTGCATGCCGCACTCGATCAGCCGGCTGACGGACAAGATCCTTAACCGGCAGATCACGATCGATGCCAACAAGATGACGGACGTCTGCGCCTCAAACACGATCCTGACGACTGATGGGGTCGGTAACCAGGCTTTCGACAAGCGCCGGTCTCGGGGCCGCATCGACGGAATGGTCTCCATCGCCATGGCGGTCGGGGCATCGAAATCCGAGCGGAAAGGCAAGCGCAGCTACATGGAAAGCGGAGTGTTGTTCACATGAGGCTGTGGCCATTTTCTCGGGAGACGAAGGACTGGGACCGCAACGGGAACCGCTTCCACCAGGAATACGTGATCGAGCGGGAGATCCTTGCCAGCGAAAAGCACCTGAAGGTCACGGCAGCTCTGGCGGCTGGGCTTCGGATTGCCGAAGGCGTGGCAGCCATGCCGATCATCGCGGGAAAGAAGACCTATGACGATCAGGGCCGGATGATCCGCACCCCCGTCATGGATGGCGATCTTGCCGAACGGCTCACGGCTCGCCCCAACGACTACATGACGCCGGTGGAATTTGTCGAATGCCTGACGATGCATGCGGTATTCGAAGGTGTCGGCAGGGCATACATCGACCGCGGCTATCGTGGCCGGATCAAGCGCCTGATCCCACTCGTGGACGGGCAGGTGTCGCTGCTGAAGGACCCGGAAGACGGGACTGTGACCTACAGGGGTACAATTCCGGGCATCGGCCATCGGGATGACATGACCCGTGCCGACTTCATCGAGATTACCGCTCCTCGCTGGCAGGACATAGAGGGTCTGGATATCTCCACCGAGATCCGCAAGGTCCTGTCGCTTTCGATGACGCTTGAGGATCGACAGTCCGATGATGGAAAACGAAAGGCCGTCCCGGGATACCTGACCACGAACGAAGTGCTGGGCGAAGACAGCGCAAAGCTCGTGCAGGAAGCGCTCAAGGACAAGCTTCAGGGCGCTCCGATCTTCGATAGCGGCGTTCAGTACAAGAGCATCGTTCCGACCCAGGCGGAGATGCAGATGATGGAAACGCGGCGCTTCCTCATCGAGGAGGTGGCGCGCGCATATGGCATCCACCCGATCTTCCTCGCCCACGATGCTGCCGGCCAGTCTCTCACCCGCATTGCCGACGCGATGGATTATCACGTGACGGTGACGCTGCGACCCTGGGCGAACCGATGGGAACAGGCGATTGCCTTCTCGCTGCTGAAGCCGGGCGAATACGTCAACCTCGATGAGACGCAGTATTACCGGGGCGACCTGAAGACCTGGGGCGAATACGCGGCCAAGGCCCTCGGCAACAATACCGCATGGGAAACCCAGAACGATATCCGCGCTCGCATGGGGCAAAACCCTCTGCAGGGCGGCGATGTGCTACCGAAGAACGAGGCAAGCAATGGACCTGGAAAAGAAGTTCGCCCGTCTTGACGATGAGACGGTGAAGGAGGACGGCACCTTCTCCGGCTACGCCTCCAAGTTCAATGTGGTGGACCAGGGTGGCGACATCGTTGTGCCCGGCGCCTTCCGCAGAAGCCTTGCCCAGCGCAAGCCCAAAATGCTCTGGGGTCACGACAGCAACCAGCCGATCGGCGTCTGGACCGCCGTTGAGGAAGACGACATCGGTCTCAAGGTCGAGGGCAAGCTTCTCCTCGACATTTCGAAGGGCCGTGAAGTCCACCAGATGATGAAGGCGAAGGTCGTCGAGGCCATGTCGATCGGTTACCTGACTCGGAAGTCGGAAACCCGCGGCGGCAACCGGGCTCTTCTCGACCTCGATCTCCTTGAGATTTCCGTCGTCACCTTCCCCATGCTGGAAGAGGCGAGGATCGATGCGGTGAAGAGCATCGAAAAGGTAGTGCAGGCGTCGAAGTCGGGAGATTTCGCGCCCCTGAAACGTGCCGTGGAGGGCGCCTTGCGAGACGCGGGCTTTCCGGCATGGATGGCGAAGGCTCAGGCAGCTCTCGCCCCCCAAGCTCTGAGCGATGGATCGCGTGACGCATCCGCTTCGGAGATCGCGAAGCTCATTCGAGAGAGCTTCAAAGTCTAACGATCCATTCGAGGAGAAAACACGATGGATATGGAGATCAAGTCCGCCATTGAGGCGGCAACCAAGGAAATTGGCTCCACGCTTTCCGAGGTGAAGAAGGCGCAGACCGAGCTTTCCGAGAAGCTTGCGGTGCTGGACCAGAAGAAGGCAGCCGGCGAGGACGTGACCGAAATCAAGGGCCGCATCGATGAGAGCCGCAAGGAGCTCACCGATCTTGGCGAGATGGTCACCGACCTGACCAAGAGGCTGAGCGCCAAGAACCAGGAAACGAAGACCTTCGGCCGCATCGTCGCGGAGCAGAAGGATTTTGCCAACCGGATCCGCTCCGGCGACCGGATCGAGGTGAAGGACATCACGTCGGCGTCCTTTGGGACCATCACGCTGCCGGCCGGTGTTCGCCGCCAGAACCGCGGCCTGATCGAGCCGGTCAACCAGGCACTCTTCCTGCGCGACGTTATCCCGACACTGGCAACCTCGGCTGCCGTGATCGAGTACCTGCAGGAGACCGGCTACACCAACAATGCTGCGACGGTGGCGCCTGGTGCCCTCAAGCCTCAGTCGGACCTCACCTTTGCTGCGAAGTCGGCACCGATGGTGAAGATGGCTCACTGGTTCCGCGTCAACGAGGAAACCCTCGACGACGTGGACGGGATGGAAGGTTACATCAACCAGCGCGGTCTCTACGGTCTGCAGTTGAAGGAAGAAGGGGAGGTGCTGAACGGCGACGGTACGGCAAACCGTGTCGATGGGCTGATCGCCAACTCCACGACCTACGACAACACGACTGTCCCGGGCGTAGTACCTGCGAATGCCATGGACGACATTCGTGTCGCCATCGCGCAGGTCTCCGAAGCCGATCTCGTTGCCACGGCCATTGTCATGAACCATCTCGATGCCGCGGCGCTCGACCTGGCGAAGGATGCTGATGGCCGCTACCTGCATCCGGCCTTTGCCGGCAACACCGCCTGGGGCTTGCCGGTCGTTCGCACCAAGGGCCTTGCACAGGGCAACTTCCTTGTCGGCGGCTTCGTCGGCAACACAATCCTGTGGCAGCGCAAGGGCATCGAAATCCGCCGGTCGACCGAGGATCGCGACAACTTCATCGCGAACAAGGTCACGATCCTCCTTGAAGAGCGGATCCAGCTCGAAACGCTGCGCCCGGAAGGCATCGTCTACGGCGCCCTGACCGCCCCTGCTTCTCCCTGATCCTGACGAGGGCAAGATGAAGATCGAACAGTCCGGCGAGCCGATTGGCGAAGTCCTCTCGCTTGCCCTCGCCAAACAGCACTGCCGCGTCCGTCATTCCGACGATGACACGGTGATGCAGCACTACATCGACGCTGCCGTGGATTGGGTGGAAGAGGCTTGCCAGACAGTGCTCCTCGAAACGCCGTTCACGGCAACGGGCGATGACTTTACCCTCGTTTTCGCAGGCTATCCGAATCCGGTCATCTCGGAGATCACCTACACCGATGTGCTCGGCGTGCCAGGCACGGTGACCGCGTGGGAGATCAGAGACGGGCGGCTCCATGTCGAGGACCCACCCGAAGTGTCATCGGTAACGGTCGCGTTCAGGGCAGGGATCGGCGCCGGCAACATTCCGCCGAAGCTCTTGCAGGCCGCTCTGATGCTGACGGCCAGTTTCTATCTCCAGAGAGCGGACCTGACGACCGAAACAGCGAGCAGCGTTCCCATGGGCGTTCGCGCCATGATCGCACACCACCGGAGCTTCGCATTCGGATGATGGACGTTGGAAGGATGGATTACCTAGTCGTCTTCGAAGAGCCGGCCAAGATTTCCGATGGGCATGGGGGGACTGTGAATGGCTGGGGCAACCCGGTCACGGCGGACGCTGCATTCCGTTTTCTGCGAGGTGGAGAAACCGTACAGGCGGCGCGCCTGGCGGGCCGTCAGCCAATCGTCGTCACCGTTCACGACAACTCGCAGACGGGGGCGGTCAATACCCGCTGGCGCATGCGCGATGTCAGGACGGGCGAGGTCTTCAATGTCCGCAGCGGCCCGGTACCGACCGATAATCGGCAGTATCTTGAATTCACCGTCGAGGGCGGCGTTGCGACATGAGCGTCTCCGTCTCTCTACAAGACCTGATCCTTGCCAAGCTCTTGGATGACCCTGCCGTTACGGCGACCGTCGAGGATCGTATCGTAGATGGCCCAGATGAAACGACGGCGTTTCCCTACATCAGCTTCGGGCCGACAGATTTCATCCCCGACGATGCAGACTGCATTAGGGGACGCGAGGAAACCGTGCAACTCGACTGCTGGACCCGGGATCAGGGCAGAAAGTGGCCCTGTAAGGCGCTGGTCGATGCCGTGAAAACCGCACTGCACGATGTTGATGGCGAACTGGCGGTGGGCGCATTGGTGCTGATGCGCGTAACCCTGACACGGGTGTTCGACGACCCTGATGGCCTGACCACACATGGCGTGGTCGAGGTCACAGCCACCATAGAGGAATAGACGATGGCACGAGTGCGGTTCACGAATGACTTCGACTACAAGCCGACTTCGCAATGCACGATCGGCTACAAGGCGGGAATGGAGCTCACCGTCAAGCGCGACTGCGCAGAGAAGGCGGTGGCCGCAGGTAAGGCGATTTCGCTGGATCGCAAAACGACAGCCAAGCCTACCGATGAAGGCCAAGGCTAAATTCCTCAGCCGCGCCGTGACCATGCGGCTCCTCAACCAGGTGGTGCCTGAGGCGGAAAAGGAACTTGCAAAGGCACAGCTGAAAGCAGCGGAGGAGCTCGCTGCGCGCATTAAGCCTAGAGCGCCCGGCGACGGGCAGTACAAGGCCTCCATCAAAGGAGACAAGCTCTCGAACCGGCCCGGCGAGCACGCAGTGGGTAGAGGTTTGAAGGGAAAGACGACCGACCCGAACGCGACCGGCATCTTCGCAGAATACATCTGGCGGTGGTTGGAATACGGCACTCAGGCGCGCGTCAACAAGAAGGGCGCGAACCGAGGTATCGGACCAGCCATCCCGCATATCTTCCCCACCTATCGGGCGAACAAGGCACGCATCCGGCGCAACATGGCTGCGGCGGTCCGTCGTGCTGTCCGGAAGGTCAAGTCAAAGTAACCCGCCATCACAGGAGAACCCCAATGGCCAAGGCGACCACCATCAAGGGCGGGAAGTTCCGCGTCCTTATCGGAGATGATTCCACCCCGATCGAATACACCGCGCCTTGCGGCTTCACGCAGCGCTCGATCACGCTCAATAAGGGCTTGGAAGAGGTCAACATTCCGGATTGCAACGATCCGGACAAGATCGACTGGGTAGGACGCGACGCGACCTCGCTTTCCATGTCGATCAGCGGCGAGGGGGTGCTTGCCGAGGAGAGTGTCGAGACCTGGCTTGAAGCCTTCGAAGACCTCAATTCGGTGCCGGTGAAAGTCGAATGGGAGTTCCCGACCAAGACGATCACCTGGACGGGTACTATGCATGCGGAGACGATCGAGGCCGGTGCCGCGAACGCTGGCCGGGCGACCCTCAACGTCTCCCTGCAGAGCGACGGTGAAATGGTCCGTACCGTCACGCCGGCGGCTCCCTGATGAGCAGAGACGGTTCCTGCGAACTGCCCTTCAACGGGCGACGGACTATGTTCAAGCTTGCATGGCGCGAGCTGATGAAGATCCAGGAGGCCTGCGATGCCGGGCCTTATGTGGTGCTCGATCGGCTCGTTTCCGGCCGCTGGCGGCTTCAGGATATCTCCGAGGTCATCAAGTGGGGCCTGATCGGCGGCGGCATGCCTCAGGGTGATGCGCTTAAGCTCGTCGAGACAGAGGTCGAGGCGAGACCGCCGCTCGAAAACCTCACGATCGCCCAGACGGTCCTCGGCGCCGGCGTCGTCGGCACCGAGGAGGAGGAAGTCGGAAAAAAATCCGAGGCGGCAAAACGGGGCAGGCGGAAGAGCCGCTCCCGAACGGGAAACTCCGATTTGCCGCCATCATCGGAAACGGAATAGCGATGGGCCTGTCGCCGCAAGAGGTGATGGGCCTGTCGGTGTTCGAGTATCTCGCAGCACTTGATGGTTTCGTGGCCGCGAACGATCCGGACGGCGACAAGAAGCTATCGGAACGCGAGAAGGACGATCTTTGGGAGTGGCTACAGTCGAGCGGCTAATTGCGAAGGATTTGCGCGAGGCCCGTTCGTTCCAGTTCGTTTTTCTCGAAGGCGAATGAAATATCGCGGCTAAGGCAGATGGAAATATCTCGCCGCAGGTCGCCTCGGATGTCTGTCGCTGAGACGATCGGGCGCTCAGCATGGAGCCTAAGCAACTCCTCGACCTGAGGGCGGCAGCCCTGTACGGCTAATTCTTCTGCCCGTCGCTCAACTGCTTCCGTGCGGAGATAGGCTTCGTTGGCGCGGCCCAGTTCCTCTTTTTTATACTCATTCCAGACGGAGTACCCGCCTGCGGCGATGACTACTACGCATGCGCCAGCAATAAGCGCCTTCAACCATCCTTCCATAGGACCCCTCCATGGCAACCGATGACGAACAGCTCGTGTTGAGCATCAGTGCCGACACCCGTCAAATTCAGCGGCAGTTAAAGGCCCTTGTAGGCCAAACGCAAGCGAATACAGCGGCGATCGAAGCGGCCTTCAACGGTATAGGCGGCACCTCCGCACGTGCGTTCACGACAGCCGAGCAGGGGGCTAAGCGCTTTCAGAATGCTGTACGAGCCTCAAATGCGAACACCGCGAACATGGCGGCGCAGCTTCAGGATATCGGCGTGCAGCTCGCCGGCGGGCAGTCGCCGTTCCTGATCGCGGTACAGCAGCTTTCCCAGATGAACCTCGGTGCCATGGGCGTGCGTGGCACGCTCTCGGCAATCGGCGGAGCAGCCGCAACCATCATCAGCCCGGTGAACCTCGTCGGCCTGGCGTTCATCACGCTCGGCGGTGCAGCGATCCAGTACTTCGCGGAAGTTATTTCCGGTTCCGATAAATCGGCGGAGGCGCTGGAAAAGCAAGCGCAACTGATCCAGCAAGTGGCGAAGGAGTGGGGTGACGCGGTACCAGCTCTTCGTGCATATGCCGAGGAACTGGAGCGGACAGCTTCACTTGACCGCCTGCAGCAAGGCACTCGAGGAGCGATCGGACAAATCCTGGACCAATCGCTTTCCCTCCTTCCTCAGGTCCGGGATGAGATTGTCACGACGATGAATTCGGCCGGGGCACTGACCCGGGAAACTTCCCTAGCTTATGCCGAGCTCGTGGGGCGCTTAGGAGAGCTTGACGAAGCAATTGGCGAGTTGAACGCTGCTTATCAGAACGGCGAAGACACGACAGCCGAGATGGAAAAGGCGAACGCTGCTCTAGCGAGCGTTCTGGATAGTTCGGTAGCTCCAGCAGCAGGTAGGGCTAGGGACCTTCTGGACGAGCTCGCGGCAGCTTACGCGCGTACAACGACCCAGGCGAAAAACATGTCGGATCAGGCGGCGGCGGCGCGGCTCAATGGGTCCCAGCTTCCGGCATTGGGAACGCTGTCGCCTCTAGAGAGCGTCAATGGTCAAATCACTGGCGACCGTATGGTCATTCAGAACGCGCGCGCCGAGGCTACCAAGTCTCAGTATCAGAAAGAGCAGGAAGAGGCCGCGAGGCGTTCTAGCCGCTCCGGCGGCGGAGGTGGTCGCTCCAACGCCATCAGCGAGGCGGAGCGAGAGAAGCAAGCCGTTGCCGATCTGATCGAGCAGCTCCAGTTCGAGCAGAGCCTGATCGGCGCCACCAACGTCGAGCGCGAGAAGGCGAACGCACTGCGCCGTGCTGGTGCCGCTGCAACGCCAGAGCAGAAGGCCCAGATCGAGAGCCTGATCGAAACCATGTATGCCGAGCGGGACGCCATCAAGGCCAGCCAGGAGGCCATGGAAGAGCTGTCAGACGTCGGCCGCGACGTGCTCCAGGGCCTGGTTACCGACCTCAAGAACGGCGCGAGCGGCGCGGATATCCTCGCCAATGCTCTGAGCCGTGTTGGCGATCGCCTCATCGACATGGCCTTCGACGGGTTCGATTTTGGCAGCCTGTTCAAGCTTCCGGGGCGTGAGAGAGGTGGCCCTGTCAGGAAGGGGCAACCGTACATAGTGGGCGAGAAGCGCGCCGAGGTGTTTGTGCCGGATCAGAACGGGACGATCCTACCTAAGGTGCCGGATGCCATCCGCACCGGGCAGATGCCGAGGGTCGCAGCGTCTGCCAGCCAGCCAGCTATCACCGTCACCTATGCGCCTGTAATCGACAACCGGGGCGGGGACGACGCGGCAGTCGCGAGGCTGGAGCGCCTTATGGCGAGGCAGCAAGCAACGCTGCCGTCCACGATCATCAAGACTGTTCGCGATGCGAACGCACGGGGCGTTCGACTGAACGGGAGCAACTAAGTGGCAGTCACCTATCCCCTCGACTTCCTGCCGCAGTTCCCTGGCTGGTCGACGAAGTTCGAGCCCATGCATCGGCAGGAGCAATCGCGCACGGCCGGCGGTGAGACCTATGTGAAGGACCTGGGCTCACCGCTCTGGTTCGGAGCATGGGTCAGCCGCACCTTGTGGCCGAACGAGCTAGACCATTGGCGTGCGCGGCTCGACGCGCTGGAGAATGGCCTCCAGACGTTCAGGGGCTATCCGCTCTCCCGCTGCTATCCGATCGCGTATCCGAAGACTGCATATGATGCCCTTGGCGTCGGTGCGGTCACGCTCGACTCGATCGGCAGCAACCGGAAGAGTGCCGCGCTCACGGGCCTGCCGGCCGGCTACAAGCTCAGTATCGGCGATATGATCCAGGTGGCCGGAAGCGGACTGCATCGCGTCATGGAGGCGGTAACGGCGAACGGCTCGGGCGTGACGCCGGTCTTCGAAGTGCGTCCGCATTTCTGGCCTGGTGCTTCGGCGCCGGCAGCCGTCACCCTCGTTCGGCCATCGTGCCCAATGCGGATCGTTCCCGGCTCGATTGCCTCCGATGCCGATCTGTCGACCGGCCGGGGCACCGTGTCCTTCCAGGCTATTGAGGCACGCTGATGCGAACCCTTCCTGCAGCAATCCTCACGGCGCTCGCCGATCGGCGTCTCGTCGCGCGTGACTTCCTCTGGATCGTCGCGCGCAACCGTTCCACCGGAGAGCCGGAGGCAGTCGGCTTCTGGTCCGATGTCGGCACCGTTGATGCGCCGGTCATCGATCCGGACACAGGGCTTGATGTCGTGCGTACCTTCCACGGTTCCGGCACGCTGATCTCGACCGATCCTATCCCGCTGGTCTCCACGATGGAGGTCCAGAACGTCAACGTGCGGATGTCGCAGATCGACAATCTCGTGCAGCAGGCGGTGCGAGACTACGACTGCAAGCAGGCGCCGGTGCAAGTCTTCCGAGGCCTGTTCTCGCCGGAAAGCCGCACGCTCGTCGCGCCGGCCGAACCCCGCTTCGTCGGCTTCGTCGACAGGATCGAGATCACCACGCCCTCGGAGAACGAGGATGGCGGTGTGCTGCTGGCCTGCGCCTCGCATACGCAGGAAATCCTTCGATCGAACCCCGACACGCGCTCCGATGCCAGCCAGCGACAGCGTAGCTCGACGGACAATTTCTACCAGGACACGGCCACGGTCGGTGAATGGGAACTGTTCTGGGGGCGTAAGCAAGGCAAGATCGACAGCCAGAAGAAGAGCGACAGCCCGCTCCTCAAGGGATGGTTCAAGTGATCCGCTTCGCCACCATGGCCGACCGCTGGCAGGTAATCCGCCTGCTGGAGCAAAGCCACCGTGCCGCCGGCTACCGCTTCGCATTCGAAGCCGCCCGGGCCGACAAGCTCTTCCGGCTGCATCTGGAGAGCGTCATGGCCTGTGCCATCGTGCTCGATGGGGACGGAACGGCGCAAGGCATTCTGCTTGCCTCCGCATTCGATCATCCATTCGGGGCCGGCCTCTGGGCCAAGGAAACCGTCTGGTACATCGCGCCGGATCATCGGGGCCGGGGCGGCATCCGCATGCTCGACGCCTACGAGGCGTGGGCGAAAGGGAAGGGCTGCTTGTCCATCAGCATGGCGGCACTCGCCACCAACGATGTGTCCCGCATCTACGAACGCCGCGGTTACGCGCCGGCGGAAACCCATTTCGTGAAGCCGCTCGGCTGACCTCAAGGTAAATCATGGCGATCATTTCAGGCATCGTCGCCGCTGTCGGCGCGATCGGCTCTGCTATTGGCGGAGCCATATCCGCGATTTCCGCCTTCACCATCGGCGGCCTTGCCGTCGGCTCGTCGCTGCTTCAGGCGGCCGCAGGCATCGGTCTGAACCTTCTCGCGCGCGCCGTCGCCGGCAAGCCCCAGCAGGACAAGGCATCGTTCTCGGTTCAGGGACGGCTTCAGTCGGGCGGTACGGTCGCCCGCTCCATCATCCTGGGCAGGAGCGCAACGGCCGGCTCGCTGGTCTATGCGAACACCTGGGGTTCGTCCGGAGGCACTCCGAACGCCTACATCACGCAGGTCATATCGCTTGCAGACTATCCGGTGAAGGCGCTCGCCGGCCTCTTGGTCAATGGCATCGAGTGCCAGCTCGGAACCACGCCGCATGCGCAGTACGGCTACCCGGTCCTCGACTACCGCAAGGGCAGCAAGGATCATCTCTGGGTCAAGTTCTACGACGGCACGCAGACGGGCGCCGACAGCTTCCTTGTCAATACGGTTTCCTCGACAGAGCGGCCCTACCAGAATACCCGCATCGGCCGAGGCGTAGCCTATGCGATCTGCACCTCTCGGGTGAATGACGAGCTGTTCTCCGGCTTCCCCCAGTTCAAGTTCGTGGTCGATGGTATGCGCCTCTACGACCCGTCGAAGGACAGCACGAACGGCGGATCGGGTACGCAGCGCTTCAACGATCCTTCGACATGGGGCGGCGACGGCGACCTCCTGCCGGTGGTGCAGGTCTATAACCTCTTGCGCGGCATCCGCTGGAATAACCAGTGGCTCTATGGCCTGCAGTCGGCCGACAGACGCATGACCTGGTGACCATATCCGATGATGCCGTCTACTCGAAAAGCTTCTCGACTGCGGCGATCGGCTGGGGCGTGATCTCAGGTCAGTTCGGATCCTCGCCAAAGGCGGTGTTTGTGTTTCGAGCAATATCGAGCGCCGTCGTGCAAATCCTGTCCAGCGTCGGCGCTGTCAACGCCTATAATCAAGTCATCCTCACGGGGAACACTGGGGCGGATGGCGCGATCAACATAAGCGCCAACAATACCACCATCTACATTGAGAACCGCAGCGGCGCGGCAGTTCCGTACCTTATCTCTCTCTTCGGGAGCTCCCCATGACAGCCAAGCACCTTCGCGACAATATGTGGAGTATTCTGGCGGACGATGGTCAGGAGACGATCTTCTGCGCGCCTGGCGCAGCTAGCGACGAGGCCGATGTGCTTGCCGCGTTTCAGATCGCAAACGAGCAGATCGGGAGTGGCAATGTTCCGCGGGAGGCCTTGCTCGCCTCGTACAAGGCGGCATTCGACGGGCACCTTGATGCGGTCGCCCAGGAGCGGCAATACGATAACCGCCTGACGATCGTCAGCTACCTGGGCAGCACCAATCCACAATGGAACGCTGAAGCGGAAACCTACATCGCGTGGAGGGATGCGGCGCTGGCCTACATGTTCGGGCAGCTCACGTCAGTGGAGGCAGGAGAGATCGCGCCGCCGTCGATCGAGGAGTTCATCGCCGGCATAGCGCCGATCGACTGGCCTGCGGTCTCACCATAGAAAAGAGGCCTGGAGCGATGCTGAGCGCTTCCAGGCCAAATTGTTGGGAAGCGTGGTGATGGCACTCGCTTCAATCGCGGCTGTCCGGAAGGAGAGCGGTGGCCACGACGGGCCTTAAACCTCGCCGCTCATAAACAGTTCCCCACGAACACGCTGTGCGCGAGATTTTCTACAAGCCGAGCCGGGAGGTGAAGATAAGAGGCCGAGCCGAGTTGCGGCAAAGCTCGGCCTCTCTATTCCGCAGGACCTGCGATGTCCGTGCAGGAGGCCATTCTGTGGCCTACTCAGCTTTCCAGCAATCCCGAATTCTTGTGAGGTTATTGCGAGAGGCCCGGCACAGGCACGGCGCCGGACCTCTCGGCCACGGTCACAGCGACGTTACCGCAGCGCTCTGAGTATGGCGCACGCAATCTTCGCATCAATAGATCGATTGATTGAGGCGGATGCCGGGAAAAAAGGAGAGGGCCGGTCTGGGCTGCTAACACCGGACCTCTCCGCCGTGGTGGATCGTCGAGCCTACGGCGGAGGAATAATGGCTCGGTACAGCCAAGGGCACAACCCGCCTGATCGAGCTACCTTGAAGTGAAAGAGGCCTGGCGCGTGTTCCACGACGTGCCAGGCCCCAGAGCCGCATTCTCCCGTCTGCAGGCGAGTGATAGCGGACCCTTCATGGGACCGTGGCCCCCAGCTCCAATGGTCCCCGTCGCGCATCCAGGTTGAGTTGAGACATGACCGTGGACGTCGCGACGCAGAACAAACCGCACGAGAAAAGGAAGAGTTCCTACCACCTTTGAGGTAGCGGAAGCGCGCCTGGTCGGGCCGCCGCGTCGAGCTACCTTGAAATGAAAGAGGCCTGGGAGCGGTTCTGGACGCTTCCAGGCCTCATTGCTGCGAAGTGTCAGCTCTCGCAGCTTGTGGGAGCATAGTTGCCGATCTTCGCTCCCGGCCGAGGCAGCCCTGGAGGGAGACGCCGCGACAGGCATCAAACCTCGCCGCACATAAACCGTTCCAATCAACATCGGATATTTTCCAATGCCCACCACGCCCATCTGGCGGCGGGTACGCGCATGGCTGTTGCCTGACGCAACCACAATCGCCAAGCGCGCCTGGTCGCTGCGCCTCATCGAGGCCGCCGCCATCGCCGACCTCATCCTCAACGTCGTGCCGTACTTCTCCGACTTCCTGCCGTGGTGGCTGACCATCGCGCTGCTGGTCGGGGCTTGGGTGGCGCGACTCCTCCCGCAAGGAGAAGCTCGTGAAACTGAGTAAAATTTCCGCAAGCAAGAAGACGATCGGCGGCGCAACGGCTGCCGTTTTGCTGTCCATCTCCGCGCTGATCAAGCCATGGGAGGGACTGGAGCTGCGCTCCTATCCCGACATCGTCGGCGTCTGGACGGCTTGCTACGGCGAGACCAAGGGCATCCGGCCCGGCATGACCTTCACCAAGAAGGAATGCGAGGACAAACTGCTCGTGCGCGTCGTGAACGACTACTACCGCCCGTTGACGCAGTGCATTGCCGGGTTCGACCAGAAGCCCGCCGGCTGGCAGGCCGCATCGGTTTCGGTGGCCTACAACATCGGCACTGGCGCGGCCTGCAGTTCCACGGCGGCAAGGCTGGCCCGGGAAGGCAAGATGAAGGAAAGCTGCCACGCATGGACAAGGTTCAACCGCGCAGGCGGCAAGGTCGTCAAGGGTCTGGTTAATCGACGCGCCGCTGAGCTGAAGGTATGCCTGCAGGGTATTGCGTAATGCTGGCCATCGCACAAATCCTCGGTGTGGATGCCTGGGTCATCCGGGCCATCGCAGCCTTCCTTGCCGTCTCCGTGATCTGGTGGGCGGCCGACACTGTCCACGACCGCATCTATGACGCCGGCTACGCGGCAGCCACAGCCGTCTACGACAAGGAGCGCGCCGACGCGGCTGAGGCAGATGCCAACGAGCAGCGCCGGCAGGCCATCGCGAACAATGCCGCGAAGAAGCGGGAAGCTGAGGCCCTTGCCGAGCTCGAGCGAGCCCAAACCGAAAATGAAGAACTGCGAAAGGAGCTGCGGCGTGAGGCTCAGCAAGATCCTGATGCTGGCCGCATTGCCATTGGCTCTGGCGGCGTGCAGCGCATCAACAAAGTCCGTTAGGGTGGTGCCCGTCGCACCACCGGTGATCGCACGGCCAGACAGCGCGCTGCTGCGGCTGTGCGCGCTGCCGGTCGACATCGGCAAGGGACCGCTCACGCGAGAGCAGGTCGAAGACCTCTGGATTACCGACCGGTCGAACATGCTAGCCTGCTACCGCCGGCACCTGGCGCTTCGGAATTTCGTGATCAAGCGCGACGATGCGCTGCGCGGGGAGGGCGGTTGATGGAAGGCTGGATTTCCTACGTCGGCCCGCTCGTCGCGCTGGTCGGCCTCATCCTGACCATCTGGTGGAAAGTCGAGGGCAAGATTTCCGCCGCGAGCGATAAGGCCGAGGCGGCCCAGCGCGACTTGGCGGCCCACAAGCTGCATGTGGCTACACACTACGTTTCTAAGGAAGGTCATCGCGAGGCTACGCAGCAGATCATGGAAGCGATCAGTGGCGTGAAGAGCGCCGTGGACGCAATGACGCTGCGTATTGACCGTGTCGTCGAGGGGCAGCCGAAGGCGAGGACGACGAGGAGTGGGTAGGATAACGCATGGATCTACTGCGAGTTGACACCGCCGCAGAATCGGCATCTCCTTTCACAGCGCAGAAAGAGGGGGGATGCGATGACGGTCTGCGTATGCGTCAAGGTCAACGAGTGCATGGTCTTTGCGGCGGATAGCGCATCGACGGTAGAAGCTCGCGGCTTCACCGATGGACACGGGGATCCCATTCAGCAAGTCTACCGGCACGGTAATAAGCTATTTCAGCTTCACCGGAAGTACCCGATCATGGCAATGACCGCTGGTCTAGGCAATTTCGGACAAGCTTCGATAGCTATGTTGGCGAAGAGGTTCCGGCACAGCATCGGCTCCGATGGAACTTCGCCGCTTGGAACCGATTATACGATGAAGGAAGTCGTTGAACAGGCGCACAAGTACTTTCTTGAGGAAGAGTTCGCGAAGGTCGAAGACCCGAAAGATGCTGTGTTTGAGTTCTGGCTCGGCGGTTACTCGTCGGGTGAAATGTATCCAGAATTGTGGAAGCTGTCTGTGTTTTCCGGGAAAGTGCAGGATCCAGTGCAGCTGGCAACAACAGGCGACGTGGGGATTTACTACGGTGGGCAACCTGACCCGATCATGCGCTTGGTAAATGGTTTTGGATGGAGGCTTGAGGGAGTGCTGAGGAAGCACGGTGTCACGCCCGAGTCGCATCCAGAACTTTATAAGGAAGTCGCCCCCGAGTTGTATTTGCCGTTGATTTCTCCAGTGATGCCAATCCAAGACGCCATCGATCTGACGGAATTTTTGGCAGATCTAACGAAAAAGGTGTTCCGCTTCAGAGCGGTACCGGAATACGTTTCAGGACACATAGACGTAGCCTCGGTAACCAAATATGAGAACTTCCGTTGGATAAAACGGAAGCACTACTATCCTCTGGCACTCAATCAACAGGTGGATCATGTCTGA